GACCACGTTGACCGGATCGCCCGCGAGCAGTTTCCAGACGATCGCGCCGGCGCCCGTCCCCGGGATCCCGACGAGCGCCGGCGCCACCGTGATCGGCGTGCCCCAGGGGATCGACGTGCCGATCGCGTTGTCGCCGCTCGCCGGCACCCCCGTCAGCGCCGTGCTCGAGCGCCCGCGATACCCGATCACTTGCGTGCCCGCCCGGACATACCCGCCCGTGTCACTAAACGGCCCCGTGCTCGTGACGGGGAGCGCCGTCGCGCCCGCGGAGACAAACTTCGCGGTCTGAATCACGCCGGCCGTATCGCTCGTCGGCGCGTTCGCGCCGAGCCCCGCGTCCGGCGTCGTGTCATAGCCGGGCAACGTCGTCGTGGTGTTATCCGCGATCGTCGTCAGGTACCGCAACTGCGCCGCGCCCGCCGCCGTCCGGTAGACTTTGCGCGCCGTGACGCCGACGCCCCCGGCCGGCCCCGGCGCGACGCCGCTCACGACCGCGCGCGCGAGCGTCGCATTCCCGACCCCCGGCGACGGATGAATCGGGTAGGTCACCGGATCCGCCGCCGCCGCCTCGTCCGCCACCAGATCCCGATACGTGCCGTAGGTCCACACCGCATTCACCGGGAGCGCCTTGACGAGCCGCCACGTCCCATACATATTCCGGAACGCCAGCAAGCGTTTGGCTTGCGGATCCCACGCCCCGCTGTACGGCCCGAACGTGATCCCACTCGGCCGCGTCCCGATCCCCGCCGTCGGCGCCGCCGGCCCGAGCCCCGCGTCCGCGAGCGTATCGATATACGTCGTGGCGGTGTTATTCGCGATCGTCGTCACGAGCCGCAATTCCGATCCGCCGGCCGGCGTCCGGTAGATCTTGCGCGCCGTAATCGCCACCGACCCGACCGCGATCGCGGACAGCAGCACTTGCCCGACCGGCGCCGGCGCCAGCAGCGGCACCTCGGCATGCGGCCCGCCCACCGACACGATCCCGGTCGACGTCCCATTGTTCGCCCAATACCACGGCCCGCCGTTGATACTCATGTAGAGATACGGAAAGCCGCCATACGCGCCGGCCCCGGTTTGCAGGAGCACCTCGTGCACATACCCGGCCCCGCCCCCGGCGACGATCGTCACCGGCGCCGACGCCGGCCCGAGCGCCGAGACCGCATCCCCCGCCACCGGCGGTCGATTCGCCGCATTGGTGCTCAGCGCGTACCGCACCGTCGCCCCCGCCACAAACCCCAACGCCGGCTGCTCCGCCACGTAATTGTTCGCGTTCGTCGCATAAAACGCCGTCGCGACCGTCGGCGTCGGCAGCCCCGCGAGCGTCCACGCCTTGAGCGGCGACGGCGCGCTTTCGTCCGTCGCCGTGCACCACGTATACGCCCACCGATGCGCGCCCGGCTCAATCGCCCCCGTGGCGTAATCCGCCACCGTCGGCGCGACCGTCGGCGCCGTCAGATTCGACGGGACCTGATACGGCGCGCACATCAACGATCGCGTCTCGGGATTCAGCGCCGCCACTTGCGACAGATCGTGATCGTCCGCCACGTACGACCAGCAATACGCGTACGTGTAGGTCGTTCCAATCACGAGGCCGCTCGTGACGTTCGTCACAATATCGAGCGCCAGCGGCGCCGGCACCCCCGGCACCCCGAGCGTCACCGTCCCCAGGGGACTCGGCAGCGTTTCCCCCACGCCCGTGACCCAGGTGTACGCGTAGCTGTGCCCGCCGAGTTCGACGGGACTCGTCCCCGGCGTCACCGCCACCGTCGGCGCCGTCGTCGGCGTCACGCCGGATCCGGCAAAACTGCCGGCGCCGCCGGCATCCACGCCCGCATATTGAATCCGTTGGGCGCCGCTCCGGACATACCCGCCGCCGGCGGCATACCACGCCACGTTGTCCACCGGCAGCACCGGCGACCCCGGCGGCACCGGCGCCAGCGCCTTCACGCCGCCGCCTTCCACGACCGCCCGCGTGATCACCTGCGTCAGATCCCGCACGTAGGACACGCCCGCCAGCGACGGATGATCCGCCCACAGCGGCCGCGGCGCCGCCGTCGCGTCGTCGGTCGTAAAGAGATGCACCCGCGCCAGGTAATCGCACAGCGTATAGCCGCCGATCCGTTTGGCCAATTGCACGAACGCGTCCATGACCGTGGTATTGATCAACGAGAACGTGTCGAGCACCGGCAACCCGGCCTGAATCACCCCGGTATACCCCGCCGGCGCCCGCGTCAGCAGATCCGCCGCGATCGCCGTCGCCGATTGTTGCTCATACCGCGCGGAAAAGAGCGTGCCCTGCAATTGCCAGGTCGGATCCGTGGCTTCGACGTGATAGAGCACATGCGCCGGATTGTCCGCGCCCCAGACCCGCGTGACGCGCAACATCGTGCCGGCAAAGAGCGGCGCCGCGTGCTGGCTCCCGAGCGCCAGGCGAATCGGCCCGCCCTCCACCGGCCGCGTCCCGCGGATCGTCGCGATCAGCGTGTTGGCTTCGTCGTTCAACCGATCCGAAATCGCCAGCGACTCCACCAGGACGCCCTGCGCCGCGCCCGTCCACGCGCCGCCGATGTTGATGTAGAGCGCCGCCGAGACATGGCCCAGGCGATACGCATTGAGCCGATGCCCGAGCAGACACGTCGCCGGATACGCGCTCATACCACCGTGCCCGGCCGCGTCACGTTCGACAGGATCGCGCGCCCGACCGTATCGCCCAACTGCGCCAGCGCCGCGGGATCATTCATGATCGGATAGTTCATCGTCACCGCGCCCGATTGCACCGTGACCGTCGTCGGCGCCTCCGTCCGGAACCGCCCGACGAGACTCGTCGGCGGCTGGATAAAGACATTGCCAATCGCGCCATAGCTCGCCGGCCGATACGCGTCCGCGTCCGCCGCCGACACGCTCCCGCCCGCGCCCGCGGGCAGCCGGCCGCCCATCCCCGGCACCGGCCCGAACGGCGACACGTAGTCCGGCGCGACCTCGCCGCGGATCGTCGCCAGGTTCGGCACGTTCCGGAGCTCGTCGTTCAACTGCCGCAACTGCGCTGTCGTCGCGTCGACCGCGTTCTTCGCGCCGCTCATCGCCTGATCCGCGGCCTGCTCCCAGTGCTGCAACGTCGCCGTCGCCGCCTCGGACTCCTGCCGCAATTGCTCGATCCGCGCCGCCGTATAGCCGCTCCCCGCTTGCGCCGCCGTCTCGTACGCGACGCGCGCCTCGTCCGCGAGCCGCAGATAATACGCCTCGTTCGTCGCGTCCGCCTCTTTGGTTTTCAGGATCGCCGCGTTGCGCGCGTCGACATCGGCCTGGAGCGCCTTCTGTTCCGCCGCGTGCGCCTCGAGCACCTTCGCGCCGATCGCGAGCGCCGCTTCGTTGGCGCCGTTTTCGGCTTTCACCCCATCGGCCACCGCCCGGACTTGCGTCGCCGTCAGCCCGTACGCCGTCGCCAGCACCCCTTGTTGGACGCCGGCCGCCAGGTAGTAGCGGATCGCTTCCACGACTTCGCCGTCCATCCCGAGCAAGGTCTGATACCAACTCGCGCCGGCCGTCCCGAGCTCCGTCAGCGCCGCCGCCCAGGCCCGCTGTTGGCGCTCCGCCTCCGCGACCGCCGCGTTATTCGCCGCGATCTCCGCCGCGAGCCCGCGTTGCTCCGCGCGCAGATCAATCGATCCGGTGATCACATCGCGAAACGGCTCCACGACGCTCGACGCCGCATGGCCCACCGCCACGAGCTCCACCGCCGCGTTCGACGCCGCGTCCGCAATTTCCTGCAAATCCGACGCATGATCGCCGCCGAACGCATTACCGCCGCCCGTCGTCACCGCTTCCCCGGCCATCTCCCCGATAAACACCTTGAGACTCCGCGTCGCGCCTTTGATCGCCCCGTCAATCGCATTCCAGCCGGCCACCGCTTTCTCGCTCATCTTGGGCGCTTCCTCCGCCACCGTGAGCGCCCCCTCTTTCACCGACGCGCCGAGCTCCCGCCACGACTTCCCGAACGTATCGTTCCCGAGCGCCGCGCGCTCGTTTTGGTCCTTCACTTCGGTCAACGCGTCCGCATACGTCCGCATGGCCTGATACGGCGACGCGCGCGCCAATTCCTCAAACGACAGCCCGAGCGCGTGCGCCGCCGCCACGAGCCCCGCATCATGCGATCCGATCTTCTGCTGCAACGTCGCGATCGCCGTCTGAAACACCGCGATCGGCGTACTGGTTTGTTCCGCCGCCGCCATCAGGCCTTGGACCTCCCCGATGGACAGGCCCGTCGTATCGGCCATCTTTTGGATCTGGCCCGACACGTCCATCATTTCGCGCCCGAAGGCCACGACCGCGCCCACCGACAACCCGATCCCGAGCGCCGCCGCCACCGTCCGCGCCTGATCCAGCGCCGCGCTCATCGTGTCGGTTTCCGTACTGACCGACTTCGCCGCCGTCGCCGTCGCCGTGAGCCCCGCCGGCACGTCCGCGACCGCGGCGCCTAAGTCTTTGGCCGCCGCCGCCGTCGCCTGGAGCCCCGCCGGATCCACGCCGGCCACTTCCGTCAGCGCCGCTTGCGCTTTGTCGGCGTCGCTCGTCAACCCGTCGAGCGCGACGACCGCCGTGTTGACCTCGGACACGAATTGCGAGAAATCGGCCAGGAAGGTTCCGGTAATCGGCATGCGTTACCCCGCCGCGTCCGCCGTCTGTTCGTCGCGCAAATCGTCACAGAGCACCGCGTACACGTCCGGATCGAGCGCCTCGACCCATTCATAGCGCCAACTACACCGCCGCGCGATCCGCAGATTGGTTCTCACGCGGTCACGCCAGGCCGGATCGTTTTTTTTTCCTGCTCGCGCGCCGCGGTTTCCCGCGCCTCGTGCGCCTCAATCGCTTCGCGCACTTCGCGGAACGCGTCCGGCGCCAGCGCATCGAGCACCGCCTCGAGCTCGTCGCCCGAAATCCCCCGAATCGGCACCACGTCGCCGTCGTCATCCGTCAGCGTCCAATCGAGCAGATACGCCAGGACCGTGGCGCGCCCGACTTCGAACACCTTGACCGTGAGCTTGCCGGGATCGTCGACGCCGGCCGCGTACATGCGGACCATGCGCGCCGTCTGTTGCCCGGTATTCAGCCGGCGCCGCACGATCACGCGCGCGCCATCCTCGAGCGTCAAGGTCACCGTTTCCGGCCGGACAAACCGCCCCACATCACCCTCTTATTTCACGGGCGGATCCAGATCCGCCCCGATCGCCGTGCCCGTCACCGTGAACGAGCGCACCCGCCACACCGCGGCGCCCGTGAGTTCCGGCGCCTGGAAACACAAATCCCGCGCCCACAGCCCCCGCGGCAGCGCCACGCGGACGATCGTCGACGACACGCGCCAGGCGCCGCCGGCCGGCGCCGGCACGAGCGCCCACGGTCCCAACACCGCCGCCGTCGTGTAGCCGCCGATCGTCAGCAGCCCGGCCCGCCCCGTCGCGCGGACCGTATGCCGCCCGCCCGCCATTTACGCCGCGTGCTGGACCCGCGTCGCGTCCCCGCCGCGCCCGAGTGCGGTCGACTGCTCCGGGCCGGTCCACGAGGCCGCCGCCTTGAACGTCCCCGTCACCTTCGGCGCCTGCAACGTGCATTCGATGCTCGCATCCAAGTACGCCAGGCCGGTCCAATAGAACAACGGCTCCGTGTTGTTCGGCACGAGCTTCAGCGTCCCCGGCTCCGTCGCGACCGCCGCTTCAAAGAGCGTCAGATCGGCGCTATTCCAGAACCCGGCAAACGATCCGCTCATGTCGATCAGGCCCGGAATGTAGACCTTGTTCGTATCCCCAAAACACGTCACATCCTCGTAGTCGGCTTTCGAATCGAGTTTGAACGTGTTGATGGATGCGATCTTCGCCAGCGTCCCCGGCGACGGCGCCGGCGCATACCAGACTTCGCCGTATCGTCCTGTCAGAATCATGGATCCGCCCTCCGCGCCGTCAGTTCGGCGCCATTACTTCGTAGACCCCGCCGCGCCGAAACCACCGGACCGAGCGATCCTCGTCCGCCAGATCCAACGCCCCGCGAATCCGCCCGACGCGCGCGACCGTCGCCGGCCCCGGATACCCGACCGGCTGGACTTGCGCGCCGTCGAGCAGCGCATCGATCCGCGCCGCGCCTTCCGCCAGCGTCGCGCCGTCGATCGCGCGACTCATCCCGACCGCGAGCACTTCGTACGCGACCACTTCAAACCCGCGCCCGTCAAACGTGCCCTCGTCGCGCGACTCCACCAGCCGCACCAGCGTGTAGACT